TAATGCTTGACAGCGGAGAATTTGGAGGACCACAAGGAGCATTTGCTGGAGGCCCATTAGGTGGATTGTTAGGTAATTTTTCTGGATTACCTGAAGATGATGATCCTGTTTATGATTTTAGTTTGACTCCTAGAATTGGAAATGTTCAAAATAGAGTAGGCACATTAATATCTCATCCTGATTTATCTATGATAGATTATGGTATGGATGAGAATACTACCGTTCCAAGAGACGCATTTGAGTTGTTTGCTAACAAAGATTTACAACATCTATTAGCCGCTCATCATTTAACTTCTCTGGTTGATGGCTATAGAGGATTACCTAGAGATACGCAAACCAGATTAAGAAGTGATGCTAGACACGCCTTAGGCGTTCAGTCTGTCGGAAAGCCTTTAATGGACGCTTATGAAAGTATTCTTTCTGGTGGTCAAACTGAAGATTATGCGGCAAATGAAAGAGCGGCAGAAGCATTATCAATAAATCCTGATATTAGTACGCAGGCTTTAATAGGTCAGGTGGCTCTTGGAACTGACAGTCCAATAGGACTAGAAAGTGCAGAAACTCCTTCAACTAGAAATGTTAATCCTTATGCTCAAGGATTTCCATTAACTAATGAACAAGTACAAAATTTAGACAATCAAGTTTATGATCTTGATAACGCTTATGCTCAACTTGATCTAGATCCATTTTATAATTATATAAATCCTGCTATAGAAGCCATAAAAAATTCTGCACTAGCAGAGGCGGCAAAAAAAATTGATGCTGTTCCAATTCCCGGTCTTGAGGTTATTCAAGGATTAGATATAGGAAAAAAAGTCCTTGATTCTATTCCCGATATTATGGGTGTTGATTTTCCTTCTTATGGCCCAAACATTCCCGGAAAAGGTGGAGGAGTTTTCTCAGAACCTGATGGATTTGAGCCTTCGATGAATTTACAGATGGAGTTAAATCCTGCTATAGATTCAAACCTTTTCGGTGTAGAAGGGCTTATGGAGGCTGGAGGATTTCAGGGTGGTGGTAGCGGAGTAATTGGACCTGATTTTGATGCTAGAGCAATATCAGAAGCAGGTGGTGAAGCATTACAGGAAGCCCTAGCCCAAAGAGCCGTCGAAAATATTCTTTCACAACAGGCTCCAAGAGAAATGATTAATGTTACGCCTCCTGCACCACCAAAGGTCGCTCCTCAGAGGAGAGCGGCTCCCAAACCATCTCCGATACAGGTTGCGGCTAAAGCCATTACCAAACCAAAAGCGATGAAAGCGCTTCCCAAGCCTGTTCAAGAATCGTTAAGGCAGGGTAAAGTACCTACTGGTTTAAATAGCAGAAATCAAGATTTAGTTGATAGAGTTTTAGCAACTCCTAAAGTTGATATGATGAGCGCAAGTGTAAATGTTAAAGGAAACAAAGCGCTTCAGAAAGCAAGAGCGAGAGCCGCGCAGGATGCAAAATAGGTTCATCCTCTGAATTAGATGACCTTAAGAGAACAAAATGACAGAAAAACAAGACAAGTTTATTGAGACATACGTTCTTACTGGTAACGCTACTAAGGCGGCTATTGCCGCTGGTTATTCAGAAAAAACTGCTAAAGTTAAAGGCGCTCAATTAAAATCTCAACTATACAGTGAGATACAAAAAGAAACTCAAAAAATTATTGCAGATAAAATTCCTGCTAGTCTTAACTGGTTAACTGAGTTGGCTGAAAAGGCTGAGTCTGAATCTGTCAGGCTAGGTGCTATCAAAGATATTCTAGATAGAGCAGGTCTTAAACCTGTGGATAAAGTTGAAACCACCACGATTGACCAGATGAGTGCTGACGAAATCAAAAAGGAACTAGCCGCTCTTGGATACAAACACTAGGGCGCTAGAATTAGCAAAGGCTCTGAAACGCATTGAGCGCTTCAACAGGGTCGATTACTACGACCCCTACCCTTACCAGCAGAAGTTTCATAAAACAGGCTCAGAGGCCAACCAGAGGCTTCTCATGGCGGCTAACCGCATAGGGAAGTCATATTCGGGTGCGGCAGAAATGAGTTACCATCTTACAGGGCTATATCCTGACTGGTGGGAAGGTAGACGGTACGACCAGCCTATTACTGCATGGGCAGGTGGAGTTTCAAACGAAACAACAAGAGACATTGTACAGTACGAACTATTGGGTTCCCCAGATGATCCTGATGCGTTTGGGTCTGGCGCGATACCTAAAAGTAAAATTATAAAAACGGAACGCAAGCCGGGTGTACCCAACGCAAAAAGTGTTGCCCTTATACAACACGTTTCGGGTGGGAACTCTTCTTTACACTTCAAAGCCTATGAAATGGGTGTTGATAAATGGCAAGGCAGGTCGGTTGATTGTATTTGGCTGGATGAAGAACCTAGTAGAGAACTTTACTCCCAAGCCGTAACCCGGACTCTCGACAGAAAAGGCATGGTATACATGACCTTTACTCCAGAATCCGGCATGACTGAGACTGTAGCGTCCTTTATGAACAACCTACAGCCCGGACAGTCTTTGGTAAATGCTACTTGGGATGACGCTTCAGAGTCAATTACCTCCATGAAAGGTGAAAAAGGACACCTAGATGAATCGGTAATGACACAAATTCTGTCCAGTTATTCACCACATGAACGAGAGATGAGGCGCTATGGCCGTCCTAGTATTGGCTCTGGTCTTGTATTTCCTGTGCAGGAAGACAAGTTAATGATTGATCCTATGCCTCTTGAGGATTATTGGCCTCGTATAGCAGGTATAGACTTTGGTTGGGATCACCCTACCGCTGTAGTTTGGGCGGCATGGGACAAAGATGAGGATGAAATCTACATATATGACTGTTATAGACAGTCTAAAGCCAGCCCCTCAGTACACGCTAGTCACATTAAAACACGTGACAATAACGTGCCTATAGCCTATCCGCATGACGGAAATAGGCGAGATAGCATAGGTAATCCGGGTCTTGCTGACCAGTATAGAAGTTTAGGATGCAATATGCTATTGGAGCATTTTACTAATCCTCCTGCATTGGGTCAAAACAAAGGCGGTAACTCTGTAGAAGAAGGTCTGATGGATATGTTACAGTATATGGAGTCAGGAAGATTCCATGTATTTAATACATTAACAGACTGGTTTGAAGAATTTAGAATGTATCACAGAAAAGGCGGCAAGGTAGTAGCATTTAAGGATGACCTTATGAGTGCTACACGGTACGCAGTGTTATCGCGGAGGTTTGCTGTTTCTAGCAGTGATCCAACTTGGACAAACGAAATAGAATATAAACAATATGGCATCATCTAAAACAACAGACGAAGAACTATTAGCAAGAGTACACGGAGAAGTAAGTGATGCTCTAGGCTATAACGACACTGTATCTAGACAGCGCGAATCCGCTATGGATTATTACTATGCGCTTCCGTTTGGGAATGAAGTCGAAGGCAGAAGTCAGTACGTTGATTCTTCTGTTATGGATACGATTGAATGGATTAAGCCTTCTCTTATGCGTGTGTTTGCGTCTGGGGAAGAGATGGTAACATTTGAGCCTCATGGGCCAGAAGATGTAGAGTCGGCTAAACAGGCCACCGATTACGTCAACCATATCTTTACAAAAGATAACAACGGTTGGGAAATCCTATATAACTGGTTCACTGATGCTCTTTTACAAAAGAATGGTATTGTAAAAGTTTTCTGGGATGACTACGAAGATTACAATAGAGAGGAATATAACGGACTAGATGAGCAAGAGTTTGGTTTACTCGTTATGTCTCCTGATGTTGAGGTCATGGAGCATACTCCGTATGTCGATGATTTTGGCGCTAAACACGATCTAGTAATTAAAAGAGTTGCTTATACAGGCAGGGTTAAAGTAGAAAATGTACCTCCTGATGAATTCTTAATTAGTCGTGAAGCAAAAGATATGCACGATGCTAGGTTTGTTTGCCATCGTGTACGAAAAACTCTTTCCGAACTTAGGATGATGTTTCCTGATGAGGACTTTGATCCTAGAGAGTTAGGCGGTGGGGCAGATGATATTAACGCTTTTTCTTCTGAAAGACTAAGCCGTTATGAGTTTGATAAGTCTGCTAACTACTTTGAAGGATGGGGCGCAACTCAGGACAATGAAGAGGCTTTGCGCGAATACTATCTTTATGAGTCATTCCTAAAAACAGACTACGATAACGATGGTATTGCAGAACTAAGAAAGATATGCACAGTTGGTAATAAGTTACTTGCTAATGATCCTGTTGACAAGATTCCGTTTGTTACTATTACACCTGTAAAGATTCCTCATAAGTTTTTTGGTTTGTCTATTGCAGACCTTATCATGGACTTACAACTTATTAAGAGTACGTTGATGCGGAATCTTATGGACAATATGTACAACCAGAACTTTGGTCGGTACGCAGTCCTTGAAGGTCAAGCGAATCTAGATGATTTACTATCCCAGCGTCCAGGCGGTGTGGTTAGGGTTAAATCACCTAACGCTGTTATGCCTTTGGCAACACCACAGTTAGAAGCATCGTCTTTCCAAATGCTTAGTTACCTTGACCAACAGAGAGAGTCGCGCAGTGGTGTAAGCAAAATGAGTCAGGGTCTTAATGATAAAGCCTTAACATCTCACACTACAGCAACAGCGGTAAGCGCTACTATGACTTCGGCTCAGTCTAGGGTTGAATTAATCGCAAGAGGATTTGCTGAGACTGGTGTTAAAGAATTGATGAGTTGTATATATGAACTTGTTCTTAAAAACCAAGACAAACCCAGAGTGGTAAAACTTCGCAATAAGTGGGTTCCTGTCCGTCCTGATATGTGGCGTGACAAAATGGACTGCACAGTTGCCGTGGGTATTGGTAATGGTAACCGTGACCAACAGTTAATGCACCTAACTACAATGCTACAATTTGCTGGAGATGCAATGCGTGGTGGACTTAAGATTGTTAATGAAAAGAATCTTTACAATATGGGGGCCGCGCTTATTAGGAACATGGGTTTCCAAAATGTTGATGATTTCTTAACCAATCCAGATATGGTTCCTCCACAACCTGATCCAGCAGAGCAAGAAAGAATGGCTGAAATGCAAATCAAACAACAAGAGTTGCAGATAAAGGCCGCTGATCTACAGTTAAAACAGCAGAATTT